TCAGACCGAGCAGGGGCGGGCCGTGGCGCTGGGGAAGTATGCCGCGACGATCGAGGAGGCGACACACGATCGGTCCCGGCCGAATGGCGTCAATGGAGCGGCGGCTCCAGCCGTGACTCGCGCTCCCGCTCCGGTGCGCCCGGTGACGGGTCGCGCATCGCCGCAGTTCAACGAATACACGGCGACGGCGCAGCAGTTGGCCGATTTCTACATGCGCCAGACGCTCGAGAAGCAGCAACGCCGTTAAACGTGCCGACGGGCAGCGGGCCGTAACACCGCGTGACGTGACTTACGGGCAGCGGGTCCGACAACACCGCGTGGCGTGCGTATACCGGCTGATCGCGTGGCTTCTCTGTTGCGACAGCGGACTGAACCGGCGCCAGTAATCGCTGGCGCTTTACTTCAATCCGTAAAGCACAGAGGCCACCATGCCAGCTACAAACACGCTCCTCACAATAAATATGATAACGGCCAAAGCATTGGCCATTCTCCACCAGAAGTGCAACATAATCGGATCGGTGAACCGCCAGTACGATGACAGCTTCGCCAACAGCGGCGCCAAGATCGGATCGACGCTCCGCATCCGCCTGCCGGTGCAATACACCGTCAGCACCACGCCGGCACTGTCGTTGCAGAACACGGTGGAAACCCAGGTCAGCCTGCCGATCACCAATCAGTATCATGTCGATTTTTCGTTCTCGTCGGCTGAACTCACGCTGTCCATCGATGACTTCAGCGCCCGCTACATCGAGCCGGCCATCGCGGTCCTCGCCGCCCAGATCGAGGCCACGTTCGTCGGCATGATGTGGCCGACGGTGTGGAATCAGGTCGGCACGCCGGGCGTCGCGCAGTCGTTCAAGAACGTCCTGATCGCCCGCAAGATGCTGCTCGACAACCTGACGCCGCAGTCCAAGCAGTGGCAACTTAGAATAAATACACAGGACAACGTCGACCTTGTCGACGCCCTTAAGGGATTATTTCAACAATCTACTCAGATCGCGCGGCAATACACCGACGGCGTCATGGGCCTCGCTGGCGGCTTCGAGTGGGCCGAGAACACCCACCTCACGACCCAGACGCGCGGTGCCGAGAGCGCCACCTACACCACGGCCATCGTGCTCAACCAGAACACCGGCGGCACGCTCGCTGTCATCACGGGCACCGGCGCGGGCAACGCCGGGGACGTCTTCACCATCGCGGGCGTCTACAGGGTCCATCCGGAGACCAAAGCCAACAGCGGCGTCCTGCAGCAGTTCGTGCTGACGGGTGCTTACGCGGGCGGTGGCGGCAACATGGCGATCGCACCCGCTATCAACGCCGTGGTCGGATCACCGCAGCAGAACGTCGCAATCCCCGTGGCCAACGCGACGGCGGCGATGACGTTCATGGGCACGGCAAGCACGGCGACCGGGCTTAGCCTCGCTTATAGTCCGGATGCTTTCACATTCGCAACGGCCGATCTGGTGATGCCCGGCGGTGTTGACATGGCGAGTCGTGTCGTAAAAGATGGGATTAGTATGCGCGCCGTGAGACAGTACTCGATTTCAGATGACACCATGCCGATTAGGATTGATGTCCTATGGGGCGCGGTAGCTTTACGGCCACAATTGGCGGTTCGCCTCGCGGCCAACTAGGACTTAAGTCAAGGAAGATCATGGTGGCATGTCCAGTCTGATGACCGCTGATTTTCTATATACACCCCTCTCCATGCCGAGTAAACCTATAAAAGGTCGACATGGTATGGAGAGGGAAATGACGAAGGTTTGTTCAGTGCCGGAGTGTCGGAAGCCGCATATCGCCAGGGGGTTCTGTCACACCCATTACCGGAAATTTTTACGTGAAGGTGGCAACAGGGTCGCGACCCCTACGCGCTATTACGGATTAACCAATGAACAGCGATTTTGGATTTACGTTCAAAAAGGCCCCCGCTGCTGGGAATGGACAGGCTTCAAAAATGAGAAAGGCTACGGGATCATCAATCTTCGTGGCGAGCGAATGATGGCGCACCGCATGTCTTACGAACTTGAGATCGGACAAATCCCGGAAGGGATGTACGTTCTGCACCACTGCGATAATCCCGGATGCGTCAAGCCAAAACACCTGTTCGTTGGCACCTTGGCTGACAATAACGCCGACATGGACGCCAAAGGTCGGGCGCGGCGTAGTGCCCCACCTGGGGAGCGAAACGCATCAGCCAAACTGACTGAAGACGACGTTCGCGCCATCCGGGCCAGCAAGGAAAGCCTCGGGATATTATCGGAACGATACGGGATAGCGAAAGCGAACATCTGGGCGGCTCGCACCCGCCGCACCTGGAAACACATCGAGTAAGGAGCCTCACCCATGGCATACACCCCCGGCCCTCAACTCTACGACCCCACCAGCATCGCGTCGTTTCAGAACAACATCACGGCGCGAGCGGGAGGCACACGGGCTGCCGCCGTGCCCCTCCTGGCGGCGTTCAACCGCATCTCGGTCTGTGCCACCGCCGCCGACAGCGTGGCCCTCCCACCGGCCACGGGCGGCCAGGAGGTGACCGTCATCAACAGCGGCGCGGCGGCCACCCAGGTGTTCGCGGCGCCAGGGACCAATGACACCATCAATAACGTGGCGGCGGCCACGGGCATCTCACTTGCGGCGGCCGGTAAGGCGCAGTTCGTCAGTCCGGATGTCGGGGTCTGGTTCAGCATCTTGTCGGCATGATCGGCTGCTGGTGAGCCGTTGATGGAGGGCGTGCTTTGACCATCGCCAACGACATCATAGCGTTATCACTCCGTAACAGTGGCGTGAACGGAGTTGGCCAGACTCCGATGTCGATTGATATCACCGACAGCTTCAAGATCCTTAACGCGATGATCAACGAGTGGAACCTGGAGCGCATGGTCAAGGTGAATCCCATCACCTTGCCCGTGTTCCCCGATCTCACGACGGATGTGTCGTTCTGGTCTCCTTATGAGCACATCCTGTTAACGACCATGGCGGTGCGGCTGCGGCAAATCTACTCGCTGCCGCCCGTTCAGCTTGACGTGCAACTCGCCGCCGCCGCCTTGGTCGCGTTCAACGCCATCAATCAGCAGCAAATCCCGCCACTCTGGCAAGGCGCCCCTGAATCGGTCGGGGAAACGATATTCCTGGCGCTCCGAATGGCGGGCCGGATCAACGACCAGCAAAGCGTGGCCGCCGGTAGCAAGGACGTATATGACGCGATGACTTTGCTGATGCTTATGCTAACGCAGTGGCAACGGAAACGCTGGTTGATCTGGTCGGAAAAGGAACTGGCACTGATTTCGACGGGTGCCTCTTCTTATACGATCGGCTCCGGTCAGGATTTCAGCTCCGCGCGTCCGGATAAGATCCACGCCGCTTTCGTTCGGATCATGGGCTCGCATCCGACGACGGCCACCTCCAACATGGCGGACATCCCGCTTGCGATCATCGAAGCGCGGGAAGATTGGTCGACCATCTCCATCAAGGATCTGAAGTCGATCCCCTCGGCGGTGTTTTACGACAGCGCGTGGCCGGTTGGAAATCTGCATTTCTGGCCGGTTCCCCCGGCCAACGATTATGAATTGCATATCGTCGTCAAAAGCACCTTACCGGTCTACGAGACCCTCGATGATTGTCTCGCGCTACCGCCGGAATACGCCGAGGCGATCGTGACCAATCTGGCGTGCCGGATCATCGTCGCCTCCGGCGGTCAGATATCGCCCGCTTTGGCCGGGATGGCGCGGGCGGCGCTGGAAACGGTCAAAATGACCAACGCCCAGATCCCGCTGTTGAGCATGCCATCGGCGCTGAGTGGGCATCGTGGGGACGTGTCCAGTTGGGCTGGCCGTGGCCTGAATCATGCGTGGACCACGGGCGGCGGGAGCGTTTTGTCATGAGCGTGATCATACGCAGCGCCACAAAGCCCGCGTCCGGTGATGACGTTGTCGAGCCTCTGAGCGTGATCATACGCAGCGCCGTCGGGCCGTGTAACACGGCATCCCCTGGTGACGGCGGCGTCATTGCCGGGCCGCCCGGCCCACAGGGTCCGGCCGGTGTACCAGGGCCTCCGGGGCCTCCGGGGCCGCCATCGCCGGGCGGTTCGGTCACGTTCACCGATGGGCCGCACAGCGTCACGGGCAACCAACTCACGGTAACCGGCGGGATCATTGGTGGCACCGCGCCCAACGCGACCCTGACGGTTTCCGGCGTCACGTTCACCGATGGGCCGCATACAGTCGTCGGCAATCAACTAACCGTCTCCGGTGCCACGATCGGCGGGACCGCGCCCAACGCGACACTGACGATATCCGGCGGGGCTACGGATCATTGGGTGTTCGTCACCGATCACGGCGCCGTGGCCAATGGCACCACGGACGACACGGCGGCCATCAACGCCGCCATCGCGTTCGCCGCTCCTGGTCAGGAGGTGTGGCTGTCACCGACCGGGCGGCATTTCTGCGCCGGGACCATCGCCCTTCTGAAGGGGCGCACGCTACGCGGCGGGTGGAACGTCCCCGGCAACACCAACCCAGGCAACGCGGCTCTGGATCTGACAACGCTGAACGGCGCGTTGATACTGCCCACGGGTGCCACGGTGCGGATGGACAGCGGGTCCGGTATCAAAGGCGTGCCGATCTATCGCCAGGGGCTTGTCACCCCGGCGGCCAGTTCGGCGGCGTTCGGCGGCACGGGGGTCACGATCAACGGTGACGACGTTTACGTTGGTTATTGCCTGATCATGGGTTTCGCGACGGGGATCAGCAGCACGTCGGGCGGCGGTAATTCATGGGCCAGACAAAAAATCGAATGGGTTTACGGCGACAATAACAACGGCATCCTGATCGATAACAGCCACGACACGCCCTACATCTCGCATTGCCACTTCTGGCCGTTCACCAGTATTTCGCCCTCGTCGCCGATGACCGCGCACCAGCGCACCGGGACGGCATTCAATATCACCAACAGCGATCTCATTTCGCTTAGTCACAATTTCTGCATCGCCTATCAAACAGGCTATCACATCGGCCAGGATGGCGGTGCGTTCCTGCTCGATTGTCAGGCCGACTGGATCATCAACGGCGCCACCGGGTTCTTGT